TGTCTCAAGTGCGGCGGCATTTATTGCAGTAGTTGCTGCGCCCGACGCGCTGCCTATTGCGGGCGGAGGAACGTCAAAGATGGTTTCGTCAAAGACGTTTGAAGCAAATACGGTCATGGTGTTACGTTACTCCGCAGATGCTTTTGGTTTTTATGCAGGCACTCACTTTACCGCGATAGGTTTCATCTTGGCAGGAAACGCGCTTTCGCCGGTTGGAATCATTGACGGGTCTATTAAATCAGCAACGCCGTTACCGTCCCTAATCCCGTTAATACAAGCCGCCACAGTGTTGTCTTCCAGTGCGGTCAGTTCATGCACCTTGTCTTTGTCGATCCAAATTAGGTGCGGCGCTTTGAAGTCAGACTTTTTTCCGTCTACCACTAAGCGCAGCGACCCTGACGCAAGAAGCGTTAAATGGTCAAACGTGTGCTTGTGACCGACAATCTTGTCGCCAGACTTCGCAAAGTGAAGCATCCGCGTATGAATGTTGGCGCAGACGCCAATTAACTTGCGTGGTTCGCTCATGCAGCACTCGCTGGGATGCTTTCCACATCAGGTGTTACAGGCCACAGAATATTAAACGGATCAGCTTGGTCAGTTATGTCGCGCAGGGCTTGACGGTGTGTGGCCCAAGCTGCTGTCTGTATGTTTGTCAGAGGCGCGTCAGGAAGCTGCGTCCAATCGCTTATCACTAGACGGAAATTCCGCTGACCGCGCACGTTTTGCCATTCTTGTTCAATTCGTGCAGCGACTTCTTCTTCTGTCATAGGCTCTACGGCCCAAGCCTGAAGCCAACGGCCATACTCGTCTTTCACAGGAGCAACTTCTACAGCCTTCTCAAACGTGCCGAGTTCAGGCTGGTTGCTAAAATCGTATAGGCCAAAGCCCAGAGGCTCAATGGCCTCTGGCACAAACGGCCATGAAAAGCTGGTGTTTGGAAATAGTGCGCGGAAATTGTCCATAGTGACGGCGTGGTTGATAGGCTTTCCGTCTTCTAGCTGAATAAACATTGTCATTAAATTGCCCCTGTGTTTGTAGATGGGAATTGGCGGGTGTTTCCGGGCCAAATTATGCGGCAAGCACCGCTGCGTCCTGCTCCACCACCGTAGAGAGTTTCAGACGTCGCATAGCCATAGGAATCAAGAGTTTGGTAAAACCCGCCAGCACCGCCGCCGCCGCCATATAAGCCTCCGCTGCCTCCGCTGCCGCCAGAGTTAGAGCCGTTACCGCCGCCACTGCCGCCACCGCCGCCTTGACCGCCACCGCCAGCGGTAACGCCGTTAGCGCCTTGGCCGTAAATGCCAACGCCGCCACCGCCGCCGCTTGGATACACGGCGGCAACTGAGGAGCTGCTGGTGCTGCCGCCTTGAGTGCCGCCAGCACCGCCGCCGCCACTGCCATTGCTTGCGTTGCCACCGCCTCCGTTGCCCGAATATCCAGCAGCGCCACCACCGCCAGCGAGATAGTAGCCACCGCCGCCTTGACCGCCGCCGCCACTTGGTGCGCTGCGTCCACCGCCGTTGCTATTTTGGCCACCGCTCGCACTGCACTCAAGAAAGCCAGAAGTAGTATTTCCTCCATATGTGGCGGTGCGGTAAGCGTTAACCTCTATAGTTATCGACTGACCAGCAGTAACGGTAAGATTATTTCGCCAGTTAAGTCCCCCACCACCGCCGCCAGCTCCGTAAGTTCCTCCACTGCCATCCTGTCCACCGCCAATTGAAACGACAGAAACGCTTGTAACGCCCGATGGAACAATAAACGAGTAAGTGCCTGTGCTTGTGTAAGATGCCTCAGTCGGCATCGCCATAGTGGTTATATACCATGTGGATTGGGTAGCCCCAATGCTGACAAGGAATGAATTCGAAGTGCTGTAGCTTGCCGAAGATGTGCCGCGCACAGTTAAGGTTTGCGTAGGCGAAATTGTCCCAGATGACGCATACGCCCCACCACTAACTGAACCCTGCCCACCGTTGGTCACAGACCAAGCTGTCGACGTTTCGTAGCCAGTGGGCGTAATGGTATTTGATGTAGTGAGGGTGGACGGGCCTGCTCCACCAGCGTTATTAAAGGAGAAAGCATTGGGGTCTGAATCTATTGCGCGGGTGCCAATGCTCCATGTTGATTGGGTAGTCCCGATGCTGACAAGGAATGAATTCGAAGTGCTGTAGCTTGCCGATCCTGTGCCCCTTACAGTGAAGGTTTGTCCGGCAGAGATCGTCCCTGACGATGCGTATGTCCCGCCGTTTACGGAGCCCTGACCGCTGTTAGTGACTGACCAACTAGCGGGGGCGTCGTAGCCAACAGGCGTGATTGTGTTTGACGTTGTAAGGGCAGACGGTTCAGCATTAGTGGCGTTGGTAAAGCTAAAAGCGTCAGGGTTGGGGTCTGCGCTTCTTGCACCAGCCATCGCGCAAAGAATACCAGTCATGTAACATTACCTGAAATCACCCAAGTTGTGGCGGCAACCTTTGCACAGGTTGCAAGGCCGTATTGAGCCAAAGTGCGTGATCCAGTAGTGGCCGTACCCGCCAGCCGTATCGTATCTGTCGTAATGCTTATTGTCTGGTTGCTGCCGCTGTTGTTAAAAACCACAATCGTTGCGCCAATAGGAAACGCCACGGATCCGTTTGCTGGGATTACCACGCCACCAGTTGTGGTGTTAATCATCTTGCCCTGATCGGCAAGCGCCAGTGTGTAGGCTCCCGTCTGGCTGTTTTGCGGCAAACCACGATAGCCTATGGTGTCGGTAGCAATAGTGCCGGTGGCGGTAATTGTTACGTCTTGGTCAAGTGCGGTTATATCTGTGTTTGCACCAGAGGCGGCAGCGCCAAGCGCAGTTAAGGCCGCTCCCGCCGTTGTTGCACCTGTGCCGCCGTTAGCCACAGGCAGTGTTCCTGTGACCTGTGACGTTAGGCTAACGCCTGACAGTGTGCCGCCAAGCGTAAGCGACCCTGATGCAGTTACCGATCCAGTAAGCGTAATGCCGTTTACGGTTCCAGTTCCGCCGACAGATGTCACTGTGCCGACGTTTGTTGTGTAGCCGGTAGGATTAACCGCAGGATAAGCGCCCAAGCTTGTTAATGCAGCCGCAGCGGTTGCTGCACCTGTGCCGCCGTTAGCGACAGGAAGTGTTCCTGAAGCCGACGCTATGTTTACCGGAGGTAGAATGTTTGAAAGAGTGGCCATGTTACTCTCCGATTGATGGCGCTACAGGCCATGCAATGTTAAATGGATCGGCTTGATCTGTGATGTCGCGTAAGGCTTGGCGGTAGCTTTGCTGATCCGCGCTGATAGCTGTGTTGGCCTCTACAGCCTTTGTTACCCACCAATCCGTCCGCGTAAGCAGGAAGTTGCGCTGACCGCGTACTGCGCTCCACTCTTGTTCTGTGCGGGCTGCAACCTCATCTCGGCTCATTGGCTTAATAGACCAAGCCTGAAGCCACCTTCCAAAATCATCTTTAACGGGAGGTAACTCTGCAACCTTTTCAAACAGCCCACATTCGGGCGGTGAGGAAAAGTCGTAAATGCCAAAGCCAAGCGGCTCAATATCTTCCGCAACAAAAGGCCATGCAAAAGATAAGCCTGGAAACAGCAGCCGGAAGTTTTCTTCAACTATTGGTGCGCCGACAGGCTGTCCATTTTCTAATTTAATAAACATTGTCATTATACGTCACCTGTGTTTGTAGATGGGAATTGCCGTGTGTTACCAGGCCAGATAATGCGGACTGCCCCGGCTCCGCCGCGCTCGCCACCTGCTAAACCGTCATACCTTCCGCCTGCTTCTAGGTCCTCGGCGTAATGCCCACCGCCAGCGCCGCCACCTCCATATGCGCCGCCCATGGTGCCGGGTGTCGAATTACCATTGGGGGCGGCAGCGCCGCCTGAACCGCCGCCACCGCCGCCGCCAGTAAAAACACTTGGATTCTGAATGCCTGCCGCGCCGTTTGCGCCTTGACCCAATAGGCCAACGCCGCCGCCGCCGCCGCCGCCGTTATCCCATTGTTGGTTATAGAATCCTGCAGGGCCGTAAGTCCCCCCGCCTGAACCGCCGCCACCGCCGCCGCCAGTACCAGCCGCTGGTGCAAAGGGGGAAACATATCCGCCGCCGCCGCCACCCGCCCCAGAGTAACCTCCGGCTCCGCCGCCGCCGCCGCCGACACCGCCGTTGCTTACACCTTGGTTGCCAATGCCGCCAGCGCCGCCTGTACCAGTGGTAACAGTGCCGCCGAGGTTTGTTGTACTGCCGCTTGTATTTGCGATGCCACCATTCGCACCCGCAAATACTGTGCTTGCTGGACGCCGAACACGGCTTTGTCCGCCAGTGCCGGGGCTAACAGACGATGTTCCACTCCTGCCCGAATTTCCGGCCAACACTTCAACAGTCTCACCTGGAGTCACGGTAATGTTGTTTGCATAAGCAGTTGCGCCGCCGCCGCCGCCCGCAGACGCCCGGTCGTTGCCCGAAAAATATCCGTTGTAGGCTCCACCACCGCCCGCCCCGACACAGACAACAGAAATACTAGTTACGCCCGCTGGGACAACAAAGGAATATGTCGTGGACTGGCTTACACCCCCCGTCGTTGATCCTTCATAGACAATCTGCCCCTGAACAGGACCGCTGTCACCGCCCATCAGCAATGCGCGTGAAATCTGGTCCATATTAGTTCACATAGTCTTTTTGCGCCACGCCGCGAAAGCGAGTGCCGCCGTCATCTGTGACAAATGTGAATAAGTGGGTCTTGCCCGTAGTTAGTGTCGGCGCAGTGTCCGCAGGCCACTTGACGCTTGCAGGCCACGCTACCGTGCCGCTGGTGTGCGTCAGTTCAAGCGTGAACGCAAACGCACGGCTTGCAGGCACATTGCTAAACGTGAACGTGCTGTTTCCAGCAATGGTTTTAGTGAAGTAGTTACCGGCAGAGCAATCAATGTCGAGTGCTGCAACTGCAACAATGTTCCCGCGCACTGGGCCGAGCAAGTCAGCAGTAGCCGTTGTAATAGTGCCAGTGAATGTTGGCGAAGCAAGTGGCGCCGCTCCTGTGACATCGGCTACGGGGATTGCGGCTGAAGCAGTCATAGTGCTTGTGCCACTAGCTTTAACATATCCAGTTAGCGTAGCTGCGCCCGTACCGCCGTTGGCAACGCCAAGTGTTCCGGTCAGACTGCTTGTCGCAATAGTACCCGACAGGTCGCTCGTTGGAATAGTAGCCGATGCCGTCAGCGCAGATGTACCGCTACCCTTGATGTAGCCGGTAAGCGTGGCTGCACCCGTGCCGCCGTTAGCGACAGGAAGTGTCCCCGTTAGATCGCTTGTTGGAATAGTAGCAGAGGCCGTCATGGTACTTGTGCCGCTACCCTTAACGTAGCCAGTGAGCGTTGTTGCACCAGTACCGCCACCCGACACCGAGACAACAGCAGCGCCAGCGCCGCCAGCTTGTGCAAACACATCCCAGGTTGTGCCGTTGTACACAAACTGTGCGCTGACACTGGAAATGTTGCAGATCAGGTCTTCAGCCAAGCTTTCAATAGTTGAGCCGTTACGCCCAACTGTGAGATTGTTTGTAGCCCACGATCCTGCGCTATCGGTAACAATAATCTGATCGCCAACAGCCGGAGTAGCTGGCAGCGTAACCGTAAAGGCTCCACCACTGGTGTTGGTTTGAACACCGTCATTGGCGGCGGCTGTGAAGTTGGCTGTTTTTACCGTGGTGTACTTAATGCCACCGGCTGCTGGAAGCTGCGATACCCACGCGCTTCCGTTGCTGGTAAGGACGTTACCCGAAGTACCAGGTGAAGTAATGCCCGTGCCGCCATTGGCCGCAGGAAGTGTACCTGTGACGTTAGATGTGAGGCTTACTGTTGAAAGGTATGCGCTGGGGTTTGTTGCGTCATACGGCGTGTAGCCCAGGGCGGTAGTAACTTGGCCAGATGTGATGCCAGTGAGATATGTTGCTGTGTCCAACGTGTAAGTATCTGCGGCTGTCTTGCGAACAATGCCGGTTGTTCCAGCAAGCGCAGCAATCGCCGTTAGATCGCCGTCAATTGGCTGATAGGTGGTAGCAGCCGTTGCGCTAGTCAAATATGAAGAAAGGGCAGACGATGTAATGTAGCCGGTTGGGTTGGTCGCATCGTAAGGCGTGTAGCCCAG